GCCGAAACGCCGGTCCCCAGCGCGGCCGCGAGTTCCTGACCGAGCCCTTCCCAAACGTCCCCGAGTTCGCGCAGCTCGCCGATCCGGCGTGGGTCCCGGATGACCCGCCACATGACCTCCCACGACTGAGAGAATCGCACCCGGAACGATTCGAATCCGTCCTTCAACGCCGTCCAGAGCACCTGCCAGGTTTGCTTGAGCGCCTCGCCGGTGTGAGTGAAGTTCCTGAAGTCCTGTATCATCGCGTTCCAGCCCCAGCGCAGATGCTCAACTGTCAGAGCGAAGATGCGCCGCAGCTCAAGCCAAGCGACCTTCCAACCGCCCATTTTCTCGACCAGGAAGACGATGCCAGCGGTCAGCGCCGCGATCGCCGCGACGATCAGACCGATCGGGCTGGCGGCCATGATGGCGTTGACGACGCCCACCGCGACCGAGAACGCGTATACCGCAGCCGTCGCGACACCGATCGCCTTGGCCGCGGCGATGAACGTTTCTTGGTTCTCGCGGATGTAGGCGATCACTTCGCCGACCGTTCGCAGGAGGTCCTTGAAGCCGCTGACCGCTTTCCCGACGAAGTCGACGATCGCTGCTCGGGACTGGTTGACCCAGTTGAGGATGGCGTCCTGCGCCTCGTTCAGGGTCGGCTTGATCTCCTTGAACACCCGCAACAGCGTGCCCTCGACCGCGGACTTGATCAGCTTCCAGCGCCCGGTCGTGGTGTCCATCTGCTTGTCGTACATCTCCCAGGCGGCTCGCGTATCGGTCACCGCGTCGGTCATCGCGTTCAGGCCCGCGGCGCCTTCGCGCGTCAGCGCCAGGATCGCCGGTAGGGCCTCCTGGCCGAACATCGCCGTGAGCTCGCCGACCGACAGGTGCGCGTTGCGCAGCTGCTCGATCACGGCCGGCAATCCGTCCCGCTCGATGGCCAAGCCACGCATTGCCCGCCGGAGGTCTTCCGTCGGCGCCGCGAGGCTCGTCAGCACCGCGCGCAGGCCCGTCCCAGCCTGACGTCCGAGCAATCCGGCATTGTGCAGTGCAGCGAGTGTTGCGACCGTCTCCTCGAGCGAGATGTTCAGACCCGACGCGACGGGCCCCGCGTACTTCATCGCGTCGGCCAGGCGGCCCATGTTGAGCATCGAGTTCTGAATGCCGGCCGCAAACGTGTTGACGATCCGCTCGGTATTCTCGGCCTCGATTCCAAACTGCCGCATGGTGGACATGGTCAGCTCGGCCGACTGGCCCATGTCCGAGAGCGTCGCGCCGGCGAGCTTCAGGACGCCCTCGGTCGCGGCGACGATCTGAGCGGTGTTCAGACCGCCCGACGCGAGGGAGTACATCGCGTCGGCAGCCTGGCTCGCCGTGTACGCGGTCGTCTCACCGAGCGAGAGAGCTCGCGCCTCGAGCGCCGCCATCTCCGCTTCGGTCGCCCGCGCGACCGAGGCGACGTTCGCCAGGGACTGCTCGAACTCGGCGCCGGCCACTGCGGACGCTGTGAACGCGCCGACAAGCGCGATGGATATGGCGGTCGCCAGGCGCCTGAACTCCCGGTTGACCCGGGAACGGAAGCCGCCGAGCGCGAGCTCGGCCTGGCGGATGCCGGCAGCCATTTCGTTATAGATCCGAAGCGCAATCGCAACTTCACGCTTCTGCGTCCTGGTCACCTCGAGCCTCCGTGCCCATTAGCGCCTTCGGTCTGGGCCTTCTTCCAGTCCTGGTACCTGGCGACCGTCTCGTCGATCAGGTCGAGGACCCACATGGTCAGCGGGTCCTGATCGAGGATCCCGCCCGGATCCGGCAGTGTGCGGTACCGTTGCACCCGGCCGCGGAGGCGCAGGTACCAGCTGACTTCGTCGAGGAGGCGCGGTTGATCATCGATCGGACAAGCGCTGCAGTGGGTGTCCGGGCGGGTGCAGGTCGCGCAATCGAAGATCTCTGCTTGGTCATCGCCTACCTCGAGCAGGAACCAGGCGGCCTCCTTTATTCCCCCGCCAAGCCGTCCTCGTCGCCTTCGTCCTCTTCGTCCTCCGGATCCGCGTTCAGTTCCTGGAGGCGCACGCGCACGGCCGAAATCACCCATTGCGGGAGGCTGTCATAGACCTCGTCGGTGACCGCGGTCACCGGCACGCCACCGAGGGTGATCGGCTCGGGATGCCCTTCCATCGCGACGACCGAGCGCCGGAAGCGAAGGGCGACCGTCTCGCCGGCGCCGGCGAACCGCGCAGATCCTTTGCGCGTGCGCTTGATCGTCCGGTTGAAGACCTCGCGGTCGTCCTTGCCCGTCAGCCGGCGGAGCCAGAATCTGAGCTCGCCCACCGATTCGGGACTGCCGATCTCGCAGCGCGCCAAGTCGGCGGTGTACGCCAGGACCAGGTCCGGCGCCTCCTTCTTCTTCGTGACGTCATTCAGCTCGAACACGATTGCTCCTTCTGCCCTGTCAGCTGAGCGGCGCCCAGGGCGTGGTGGTGTTGTCGTCGGCGGTGATGGTCAGGATGTCGTCGACGCCGCTCTTGAAGACGCGGCACTTCAAGATGGCCAGGACCGGGTCGTTGCCGGTGCCGGTCGGCTGCACGTAGCTGTCGGTGATGCGCGCGTGGGGCACCACGACCAGGAACGACTGCGGCGCGCCGAGCGGGTCGGCGACGAGGGAGAACTCGAGACCGACCTCGAGGCCCTGGCGCCACGCACCGTACTCGGCGATGGCGGCCGCCCCGACCAGCTTGCGCGTGATCTCCAGGTCGAACGTCCGGCCGCCCTCGGTGATGTCGTCCGGCTGGTCGCTGTCCAGAACGATGTTGTCCTCGGTGTTCTGCTCGCGGCCGAACGTCATCTTCACGGCTTGGATGGTCCGCTCGCTTGCGGGCGTCGAGCCGTCGATGCCGATCTTGAAGGTGCCAGCGCGCAGGCTATGCCAGGACAGCGGGAACGTCGGCGCGACGGCCACAAGGCTCGCCATCGGCGTGCCGTAGTTGCAGAACGCGCCGGAGAAGCCGAGCTTCACGAACTTGTTGCGCGTGATGTCGATGCTGAATCCACCGATCTTCGCGCCGAGCCCGACCTCGGTCGTGTTCGACCCGGATCCGATAGCGACCTTGAGGTCGCGGAAGAGGGCGACGAACCGACTGGCGCCGACCGTGGGGACGATCTTGTGGGCGTCCGCGACGATCGCATCGCCGCCCAGGGCGAGCGCCAGGATCCGCCCAAGCTGCCGGACGTTCGGCTCGCATCCCGCCACGTCGAACGAGCAGTTCAGACCCGCCGAGTTGATCTCGAGGTTGTCCGGCGTCATGTTGTTGATCTGCTCGTAGGTCGCAGGGACCCCCTTCATGTCGAAGGACTCGCAGACCAGGATCTCCTGCGGCGCCGCCGGCTGCTGGTTGTAGGCCGAAGCCAGGGCGATTCCGCAGATCACTTCACGCTTCGCAGGCATCGTCGAGCCTCCTTGCTCTAGAAATCGTCCCGGTACGTGACCGAGAAGCTCACATCGGCCGCCAGCACCCATCCGTTGGTGCGTGTGTCGACACCGATTCCGATCGTGCTACCGAGGAGATTGGTTTGCGTGACGTCCTCGAGGCCCCAGTTGGTGGCGTGCCAGATGATCTTCCGCAGCGTGTCTCGCAGCGCGAGGGCGCGCCGCAGGCTGGCTTCCATGTTCGCCGAATCGATCGCCATCGAGAGTTGGATGACCAGTTCCTCTTCCGTGTCCGATACCGCCGGCATCTCTAGCGGCTGCTGAGGGCCGGCCATCACGCCGACCTCGCACTTGCTGGCGAGCGGCGGGATCTCGCCGAAATGGAACGCGTCGGGCGCCTGCCCATCCGGCCACTCGTCAAAGGCCCGCAGTTCGGCCAGCACGGCATCGATCACGTTGGCGGTCACGCGGTCACCTCCCCTCCAGCAGGAAGTCCAGGAGGGTCTTCTCGACGAGACTGACATCCTCGTCTTGCCAGACGATGAACGGCCGGGCCGGCAGACCTGGGTGACGCACCTCGCGAGGCGAACGGAACGACTTCTGACCGCCGGATCCGGCCACGGGGAACCGCAGGAGTCCTCCAGGCTGGCGCGGGCGAATGATGTAGCGACGGGTCCCGAACTGGTGGTACGGCGCGACATCGTGCTCGGAATAGACCACGACGTTGTCCGGATAGAAGATCCGCTGCTGGACCGACTTCTTCAGCGCGCCGGTGTCCTGCAGGGGCTGGTTCCCGCCTCGCTGCCGGCTCGCGAGCGTGTTCGGCCGCAAGCGTTGCCAAGGCTCCGGACGTCCGCCCGCCTGGAAGTTGCGCGAGACCGAGGCCTGCATGATGACGGCGATGCGCCGCAACGGCGGGCGCTTGCCGCGCGCAGCGAGCTGGTGCAGATACCGGCGCACGTCGCCGTCGTCGATGTGCACCCGCAGCGTCACGTCAAGACCCCCATCCGGTCGGATCACCCATGTCGAACACCCGATTGCCGCCGCCGATCTTCACGCCGCCGTAGGCCTCCGGTTCGCCCAGTTGCGCAATGGCCAGCCGCCGCGGATTCGCGACGATGTCGCGCAGCTCGTCCATGACCTCCTGCTCGAGACGGCGGCCGTGATCGACCAGGTCCGAGTTGGAGACCTGAGGAGCCGTCGCGCGGTACCACCGGCCGGCGGCCAGCCGGGCGGTCAGCTGCTTGATCAGGGGATCTACCGACCCGTCGGCGAACGGGACTTCGTAGACCTGCCGCAGGACGCTGTCGACGACGACCTGGGCCTCGTCGATCAACGTCAAGACCTGGGCCGTGTGATTCGACGACTGAGGCGCGTAGACCGCGACGTCCGCCGGCACGCAGTAAGGCATGGCCTACTCCTGGCCCTCGGCCGCGGGGCCGCCCACGTCGCCCTGTGGGCCGCCGTCTTCGCCGGCGTCGTCCTGGGCGCCGTCCGCGCCCGCGGTCGCACTGTGCGCGCCCTGGGCCTCCTGCGCGGCCAGCTGGGCCGCCATCTCGGTGTGGATCACGTAGGCCTCGGCCAGGGCGAGAACCTCCTTGCGCAGCGTCGCCCGCACGGCGATCGCCGCGAGGATCTCCTCGGTCGGGACCGCGTCGCCGGCCTTGATCCGGTTGGCCGCGGCCTCGAGCCACTCGACCTTCACGCCGGTGCGGCGAGCGATCTCCGACAGCTGCGGCCGCGTGGCCGTGATCCCGGAGTTCTCCGGCCACTCGGCGATCGGCGCCGCCGTGGCCGCACGCGGAACGACGCCCTTGCGGCCGACCAACTCTGCCTTGCCACGCTCGACCATGCGCGCGGCTTGGGTGCTGGGCACGGGCACGACGTCGCCGGCCTTGCCGCACCCGACCACGTTCACGTTCAGTCTCACCGTCACGTCCGACATCGCTCTCGTCCTTCCTCGTCGGGGCCGGCGCGAGCCGACCCCGTCGAAGGCTGTGCCGCTACCAGAGGGTGGCGACGAACATCTTGGCGGACATCGTCAGGCCGGGCGCAGCCGTCTGCGTGATCAGAGCCCAACGACCGCTCGGGTCCTTCTCCGACCAGCTCTTGGAGAATTTCCCCATGAAGCCGTCCGGAGCCTCTTCGTCGATCGCCGGACCGGTGACCATCAGGCCGACCGGGCCGGGCGCCTTGACGATCGCGATGTTCCCTTCCTCGCCGTCGTCGGACAGGAAGTAGTGGAAGTTGCCGGCGCCATCGGTGTAGCCGTTGTCGATGATGCGGACACTGAGGTTGGCGATCTTCTTGACCGCACCGGTCTGCAGAAACTCCCGGCGGGTCTCGTCGTCGACCATCCCGGACGCCTCGGCGCTGGCCATCAGGTAGATCAGCGCCTCCGAGGACATGAGCACTTCGTCCGCATCGACACCCCAGGTGCGGCGCACGACCTTGGCCATGTCCTTCAGGTCGCTGATCGGCTTGGCATCAGCCGGCACGTCCCAGTCCGCGCCAACTGCGCCCGAGTTCTTCAGGCCGAACGCGTAGGTGCCCGGGTCCTCGCCCGTGAACGTCAGGGTGCCGCTGGTCATGAGCTTCCAGCGGTGGTACTCCCAGGTCGCATCGACGAGGCGGTTGAAGTCCTCCATCTCGCGAGTCAGTCGCGCGTTGAACGACTCGATCGCCCGCTTGCCGGGAGCGTCCGACAGCTTGATCAGGCTGGCCGGCAGGTGCTTCTTCTCCCGCAAGACATGCAGCTTCGCATGGATGCGGTCCTTGCTGGTCAGCTTGACGATGCCGGCAGGTCCGTCCGGGTTACGAACGGACAGGATGCCGGTGTTGTGGGTCACGATGTCGAACGCGTAGTCACGCGTGTCCGACGTCTCGGGGGTGAACAGGGGCGCCGCGGGCAGGGACTTGTCCGGCTGAAAAGCGTTGACCATGCCCGTCAGCTTCGCATTGGTCGGGAAGGCCATTGTGGCCACCTCCTTCTCGGGCAGAAGCCCGGGCTGTTACACGTGCCAGATCTTGCCGTCGAGGTCCGTTCGGGCCGCGGCGTCGCTGCCGATCACCTTCTCCTGGTCGACCACACCGGTCACCAGGAGCACGGCCGGGCGGTCGATCGGCGCGGCTCCGCCGTCGAGCATCTCGACGTCGACGTACAGATAGCCCCGGCAGACCTGCGTGCCGTCCGAGGCCCCGTCGTTGTACTGCGCGTACTTGCTCGAGGACGTGATCCTGCCCAGGGCCAGGCCTCGCCGCAGGTGCGTGGTGAAGCCCGTGTGGCCGGCGTCGACGGCGGCCGCATCGAGCGTGATCGGAATGTGGTGCCCGTCCTCACGGATGAATCCGCCGCCGGGCTCCGTGTAATGCTTCAGCGCCATGGCTGACTCCTCTCAGGCCCAGGGGCCGGTTACTTCTTGGTGAGGTCCGTGACGAGCTTCTCGCCCTCGGCGAAATCGCGCTCGAACTCGGACAGCTCCTTATCCTGGCCGTCCTTCTCGGGCTCGACCCTTGCCTTCTCCTCGAAGGTCAGGATCTTCGGCCCGGTCTCGACACCCTTCTTCCACTCGGAGAACGGGCTGTCGGCGGCGCTGAAGTTCTCCATCGCGCGCAGAGCGTTGCCCGCGGCGAGCGCCGACGTCTTGTTCGCAGGCAGCAGGCGGCCAGCCTTGACCGCTGCGTCCACGACGGCCTCGACCTCGGCTTTGGCCACGGCCACCTCGAACGTGGTGACCTTCTCGCGCAGCCCCTTGGCCTCCTTCTCCTTGGCCTCGAGCTGCGTCTTCTGCTCGCCGACCGTTTTCTCCGCGGCGGCCAGCTTCGTCTTCAGGTCATCACGCTCGGCGGTCAGCTCGGTGACCTGCTTGCGCAGGTCTTTGTTCTGCGCCTGGGCCTCGGTCAGCTGGCCCTCCAGCAGCTTGGGATCCATCTCTTCGTACTCCTCGTTCTCCAGGGTGATGATTTCCCCCTGGGGGTTTTCCGGTTCGAACAGGGCCGGCAGATCGGCCAGCCCCTTGACCGCTGGGATCCGGCCGCCGAGGATCGCTACGTGATCCAGGACGCTCGGCCAGACCTTGCCCTTCTCGTCCTTGTGGCCGTGGACGATGCCGATCGACACCTGCTTGAAGAGGCGCCGGTTGATCGCCTCACCGACCACGCGAGGGACGTCGGAGAACTCGGCCATCAGCCGATCGCCGACCTTCTTCAACGCGGTGACCCACCCTCCGGCCGGCGCCAGCTCGTTGTGGCTGCCGACACGCAGGGGCACCTTCAACTGGTCCTTATTCGCCCCGAAGGCCTCGATGATCTGGTCGACCAACTCGGGACCGAGGTGCTTCCCATTCCAGAAGCCGGGCCGGAACACTTCGCACCAGACACCCATCACGCGACCTCACAGAGACACAGGTTGAAGCCGCTCTGCGGTTGCACAGACGGCGTGCGCTTCGTGATCTGGAAGATCTCGCCGCGGACGATCGGGATCAGGATCGCGCGGCACTGGTAGTGGTTTGGCGGGATGAGCGACTGCAGCATCGGATCGTCAGCCCGAATCACCACGCCGTGCCAGGAGAGGCAGAAATCGGTCGTACGCTCGTCCAGAACGGACGAGTACTCGTAGGCCTGGATGAACGTCCGGACTTCTTCGTGGTGGAAGAAGTTCATGCGGCCCGAGTTGTAGGCCTCCGCGACGTTCGTGCGGGCGATGTTGTGCAGCCGCGCGGCGCTGGTCACGTCGGCTGAGACGTCGCCGGTCACCACGTAGGGCGCGAACAGGTTGCCGAGCTCGAACTCGATCTGCTGCATCGATGCGCCGCGCACCAGGCCGCGGCGGATCACGGTTTGCGCCTTGGCGAGCAGCTCGTCGCGGTACGTGCCAGCGATCGTGAACGCCTGCCGGGAGTAGTACTCCAGCAGTTCCTTCTGGATCGGGACCTTCCCGCGCCAGAAGCGCACGATGTCTTCGATCGTGTCGACGTCCGGCACGCCGCCGACCGGCGAAGCGACCTCCAGGTTGGCCTTCATCGAGCGGCCGACCGTGGGGCGCTCTGCGATCCCGGCCGCGCTCAATCCGCGCTCGATCTCGCCCCAGCCGTCGGCGGCGCCCTGGTGCAGCGCCTGGGCGAGCGCGGCCAGAAGGGCGTCGCGGACCTCGCCGACACCCGCCAGCCGCAGACGGTCGACTGAGGCGAGATCGCGCGTTTCTCGGCCGATCCCGCGCTTGCGGACCGTCGCGATCAGTCCGTCCCGCATCCGCTCGAAGGTGCCCGCGAGGTTCCGCTGCAGGCGGTCCTCGACCTGGTCGAGGCCTCGCTCGATCTCCGCGAACTCCACCTTCTCGGCGTGTTGGAGCATTTCGACGGCGGGCCGCTTGGCGGTGTACTGGTCGGGATCGGTGCCGGGGACGCCGGAGCCCTTCTTCGGGTCATTGCTGGGCGGGGCGCCGCCTGACCCTGGCCCGCGATCGCCCGAAGCAGGGGTGTTCTCCGGCAGACCCCCGGCGGTGTCGCGCGGCGGCAGCCCGATCCGCTCCCGGACCACCGGCTCGTCGGCGCCCACGATTCCCTTGTCCACCAGCGCGCACATCGCGTCGACGGCCTCTTTCCAGTACGAGCCGGTCAACGGCTTCCAGACGAGGCTCGGGTAGTTGTCGACGTTCCAGTTGATCGAGACGAGCCGCTTGATCAGCTGCTCGTGCATGATCTCCTCGGCGAAGACGCCGCCGATGTACTCGACCACCATCTTGAAGGTGTCGGAGTGCTCCTTGCCGAGCGAGTAGGAGCCGCTCGCTCCCTCGTCGAGCAAGAGCATCGGCAGCAGCAACGACCGCGCGATCATCCGATCGCAGTAGTCGATCCGCGCCTTGTAGGCCGATCCGTTGCCCGCGGCCTGGATCAGGTCGACTTCCCAGTCCTTGGGCATGACGGCGGCCCCGAGGACGTTCATCTCCCGCAGGAAGCGCAGCACCTTCTCCTGGTCCGGATCGCTCGTGCCCGGGGGATACTTCCCGTACGGGGTCGGCGAGGCCGCGCGCTCGAGGTAGACGTTCCAGAACTTGTCGACGTGGTCCTTGGCTTTCCAGTAGCGGTAGGCGGGCTTGAGGTCGCTGCGGCCGACGTAGTCGCCCTCGTGATCGTGACACCAGACGGTGAAGTAGGAGATGTTGTGCGGCACCCAGACGCCCTCGAAGCGCTGCTCGAGGTGCGTCGGGTTGCCGTACTCGTCGATCTTCAGGCGCCAGTTCTCCGGGTCGTACGGCTTCTGCTTGAGGGCCTGCAGGCCGATCTTGCCGCGCCAGTGGCCGTTTTCGATCACCCGGAAGACGATCTCGTGGATCGAAACCTTGCGCACGGTCGCCAGAGCGGCGCGCCGGTAGAAGCCGGTGAACGTCCCGGACATCTGCTCGAGCTGGTCCTCGACGAACTCTGCGATCTCCACGTCCTGGGAGTCGCGGCTGGCCGGGGTGATCTCGTAGCCCGAGGAGAGTCGCGCCAGGATCCGCAGCTGAGCGGCCGCGTTGACCTGCGGGTCTTCGAGCATCTTGACGTACTGCTCGTACGGGATGTGGTCGGGATCCCAGTCGCCAAACAGCGTGCTGCTTTTGCCTCGGATCTTCGCCTTCTCGGCCGTGCTGACGCTGTTGGACCCGCCGGCGTGGGGCGGGATCGGCAGGCCCATCGACCCGTCGTCGAAGAGCCTCTGAATGCGCTGGAGCGCGCGCGCACTGTAGACTCGCAGGCTCACGCGCTACCTCCGCCGTAGCTCTCCAGGCGGCCGGCACCCCGGGCCTCGCCCACCGACCCGACCCCGAACGCGCTCGCGCAGATCCACATGGCCATCAGCCGGTCCCCCGTGTGGCTGTCGGGCGTCCAGGTACGCATCTCCTCGCGGAGGTTGGTTGTCTCCGGGTGCGCGGGAATGTCCCAGCGGTCCATCTCGATGTCCGTGGCGAGGGCTTGGATCCCGAGCTCGGCGTCGCGGACCTTGGCCGTCGTCGTGCGGCCGATCACCTGAATCCTGCCGGCTTCGTCGGTGGACAGGCCGAGGCCGCGGGCAATGACCGGATCGCGGAGCATCTGAACGATGTAGATCTGCGCTGCGTTGTCCTCGACGACGAACCTGGCCGAGCCGCCGGCCTTCTGCACCGGCGCGTGGAACGCCCGGTAGCAGTCGACCATCGCGCGCAGAACTGCGGGCCCCTCCATGCGACCGGCCACGATGCTGCGCAGCTGCCGGCGGTGGCCCACCCGTACGGCCGTAACGAGCGCCGTCTCGTCCGCCGTCTCCTTGGCCCGCGTCGCCAGGTCCACGCCGGTCACCAGGTCCACCTGAGCGCCGACGCCCGCCGGCCAGCGGTCCCACCACTCGCACTTGCCGCGGGCCCGCAGCCAGGCGTCCTCGCGGAAGTACGCCGTGGTCTCGGACAGCGGCATGTTCCGGTACATCCGGTTGTACGCGACGATCGAGGACCGCTCGCGGATGGCCGCCAAACGGGACTTCGGGAACCGCTCGGGCCAGAGCGTCTGGCCCTTCCGGAATCCGACCTCGCCGTCGAACTTGACCGAATGCCAGCTCGGCCGCTTGGCGATCTCGTGCAGCGCGTCGTCGATGTGCCAGGCGGTGTCGATGATGATGCAGAAGCCGCCCGGCAGGACGCGGCTCATGATCTCCTCGTCGATCGTCTCGAGGACCTTCAGCCGTTGCGCCGGGCTCTGCGTGTTCGACTTGTCGAGGATGTTGTCCAGGATCACGCCGTGCAGGCGCGCGCCGAGGATCTGGCCGTCCAGGCCGTAGGCCGCCAGCGACGGGTCGGGCAGCCCGTGGGGGCAGCCGTGGACGCGAATCCCCTCGGCGCCCCAGGTGTCCACTCCCGTGCGGAGCTCACCCCGCGCCGGCCGCAGGTCGGGAAAGACGTCCCGGATCCGGGGATTCGAGACGATGACGCGCCCGATCGCCTTGACGTCCTTTTGGGCCTGCTTGGCCTTCGACTTCACGAACGCGTACTGGCGGTCGGGGTAGTTCCCGAGCAACCAGGTGGCGAGGATCCGGGCCTGCGTCGACTTGCCATGTTCCACGGGGAACCACATGACCAGCAGGAGATGCTGCCGCGCGAGGTCCTGGAAGATTCGGTGGTGCCGGGCCTGGCGGATCGGCTGGCCGGTGTCGTCGAGCCAGGCGTACTCGGCGAACGCGTTCACGTCCTTGCGGCATCGAGCCATCAGGTCCGCGCGCGACTCCGCCTCCGCTTTCTGGACCTCGGCGTCGAACGCGGCGAGAAAGATCTCGGTGGCGCCGCTCATCGCAGCCACCACCAGCAGGATCGCCAAGAGGAAGGTCGCGCGGTCACGCATCGCCACCTCCCATGAGGTCGGCGAAATCGGCGCGAATCGCGGCGAGTACGGTGGGATCCTTGACGTGCTGCACGATCACGCCGGCGGCCTTGACCAGCAACTCGCGGGCCTTCGCTTCGGTCACTTGCAGGGAGAGCTTGTCGTTCCAGAGGCCCAGGTGGCGGCCGAGCAGCTCGAGGGCCTTGTTCGCGCCGGGAGCGTTGAACGACCACGACCCGGTCCGGTTTCCATCCCGGTCCAGCACCGGAATCGCCTGCATGCAGCGGTGGACGATCTCTCGCAGGTGGTCGAGCACGAATTCGTCGTTGATCGTCGCGCTTGCGCGGCGGGCAATCAGTAGCTTGGCGATGCGCTCCTGGATGTCGCGACGGCCGAGCAGACGGTAGCCCTGTTCTCTGGCCGTGCGCTCGCTATAGCCCGCTTGCCGAGCTGCCTCGGCCGCGCAGAATGCCGCCCGGCCGACGTATTCTCGGCAGAACATTTCGTGGCGCTGGTTCTTGAGCTCAGGCATCTGCCCAGGCAGGGTCTGGCTTGCCTGCTAGCGGCGCCCGCCTCCGTGCGGGCTACGCGATCCGTCGCCCCGCCCGGGAAACTGATATTCACTAAGTATTGGGGATTCACCCGAATTCGGCGGGGTTGATATAATCTCCGCGAATCATCCGCTGGACCGCAGAAAGCTGTTGAGACGCCTAGAATAGCGTCTTCCGAACGCGACCCCCTCCGAGCCATGGCAACCCTCAGGAGACGGCGAAAGGAACGTCAGCCGGCGATTGCTCGCGCGGTCGGGGTGCTCATGGCGTCCTTTCTTTTCTCCCTCGTTCGCTTTCCGATAACTCCCCTTGTGTCCGATAATGCGCGTTCACGGACTCAAGAAGTTGAAGGTCCAAACGTCCACAAAGGGTGGCGCGGTTATTTTGGTTTCCATTCTCTCGCGAGTCGTTGGGCTTCTGCAATTTGCTCGGCGGTCATCATGCGCGCGACTAGGTCGCGGACTTCCACGGCCCTGACTCTCCTATTTGGGTCTGTAAGGCGAGACGCCGCGAGATTGTACCAGAGATGGGCGAGGACATAGTCCTGCGGCACGCCTTGGCCGTCGACGTACATCACGCCGACGTCGTCAACCAGGCACCGCGAGTCATGCGTCGATACGGCGAATCCGAGGCGGTTCTAGGGCAAGGCCCAGCGGTAGGTGTTCGACGATCTCGCGAATTGTCCGGATGCTGTGGTAGCGGTAACCGATAAAGTCGTAGACGGCGCCGGGCGGCAAACCGCATTGCTTCGAGATCTGGCGGATGTTCTTGCCGGTCTTTGCGCAGTACGCCAGGAGTTCTCTCCGGACGAGTTCGGCCTCTGACGGCGGTAGACTAACTCGTTGCCCCCTGTGCCTCACGTCGCCTCCGTGCTACGTCTTGCGCTTAGGCTTCGCCCTTGACTGGATCATCGATTGAACCTTCATCGCGATCCACTGCTCGGCCAACGGGTGGATGGTTCCGTCCGGATACCCGAGGCCGAGCTTCATCGCCTGCCGGACCTTGCGGCCAGGCACAGTCACCGATTCGAGAATAGACTCGACCTGCCCCTCAGAGAAGGAGACGCCATCCCATGCAACCTTTACGAGCTCCGAAACGGGCAGGTCGTCTATCTTTCGAGCTCGCGGAGCATGGTCTTCCCGGAACTCGATGAAACGCCAGCTCGCGAGTGTCATCTGCAGGCGGATGTCCTGCTCAAGAACCAGCAATGGGCTCGTGCCCATCTCCCTCCGTAGCCGTTCAATCGCCGCCATCCTGACCTTGTGCATGATTTATCTCCCGCGCTGGTGTTGCCGCGGAAGATCGACCAGACAGTGATAATGCTTTACCGTTTTCTCGTATGACCTTCAAGCCCGTGAATCGTTCCCATCGTTCGACGATCACGTCGCAGAAGCGCGGGTTGCGCTCGACGGCGAAGCAGCGGCGGCTGAGGCGCTCTGCGGCGATCAGCTGGCTGCCGCTGCCCGCGAACGTCTCGAGGCAGATGTCGCCCAGGCGGGTGTGCTTGAGGATCGGCAGTTCGAACAGGCGGACTGGCTTCTGGG